CTATCGTATCGGTTATTGCAAGATCACCGGCGCCACCCTTAGTAAATATCGGAGGAACGGTGAACTCAATACAGGCTTTCGCGCCATAGGTCGCGTGCTGGTCTCCGGTCTGGCCCGTGTAGGCCGTATAGTTCGCCGCCGGTTGCAATATCCCTGCCACATAAACCGCATCAATCGCCTTAACCGCATGCTCTATGATGTAGAAATAACTGCTTTGAATCTCTGCGATATTTGCTGACAGGGTATGAGCTACATTATCCGTCCCACCGGTTCCCCTGGTTATACCGGTGAAAGTGGTTGACGTCTTTCCTGTATAGGTCATCCGCTCAACATCGATCTGAATCGTGCCGGTTGCCGGGAACACCGACGTATCAGTCGCGTAGACGGTAGTAGCTACGTTCGTCAAGTCAGCCGCCAGGGTCGTAAGACCTCCTGCATCGACGGCCATGAACGGCACCCGCTTACATGAGCCCCATACCTGGGGAAGCATCTTGCCGATGTCGTCAGGATCTGAGCCGGGGTAATCAGTTGTGTTGACCAGGGTATAGGGCCACTTATCCTTGTTCGCCAGGCTGATATCGCTTAATACGACCGTAACGCTCTCTTGATTCATCCCCTCAAGGTTCTCTATGCGTCCTTTGAAGATATCCACACCATCGCCCGATTCTAAAGCCCCAATGTGTATTTGAGTGATTGTCACAACAGAGAACGCCCAATCATAATAGGCAAGAAGTTTCGACATGGAATCGAAGCCGTAAACCGGAACGCTGTTCATAATTTGAACACTCATCTGCCCGGCCCGCAGGCTGAAATCAACCGGGTCAATCTCTCCGGTCATGATAGATGAAAAAGAAAGAATCAGGGGATCATAAGTCTGGGAAGCGTAAGAGTTTCCCGAACCGAATGGCCTTGAACATATATAAAGGCTCGCGGCCGATGGGGATGTAAAGGTGAACTCCACCGCCAGGATAGGCTCATTGAAAGGTTTATCCGTTACAATACTGGTATTCGCTGATAGAGTTTTCATAGCATTTCGACCAGGTTTAAATCGACCTCTACCGCTTTAGTGTGTAAGAAATATCCCTCTGCCGGGGGGGGATCGAACCGAGCCATAAAATAGTCGTCATTCATGTCCTGAATGAGAAAGGGGAGTGAGAAACCATCAAGATTCCCTATGACTGATTGGAATATCAACCTATTTGCCGGAGTAAGTTTCACAGCATACAACCGCCGCGCCCGCTTGTTCCCAAGTTTGATGCCCCTTTCCTGACCGCCTATGCTCTGAGACCAGGTTACATTGTCCAGCCATGAATGATTCGGGTCCGGTGTTTTCTGAATATCAAACGAGTAGGCTAGCCCCATGATTATTTCTGCGCACTGAGGGTTGACATGAGACGCGACGGTAACGCGCCAGAACGTTGCAGATATTGAGGAAGGGATTGTCTTTATAATAACCCCATTTCCATCCTGCGTCCAGGAGTCCTGCTCAGTCCAGTTATCACCGTTATCGCTGTAATCCCATGTCATATCCCTAGTGTTGAAATTATGGCCGGAGATATAAAGCAGGTCAACCTCCTTGATTTCATCGATTTCATCCCCGCCCATCGAGCCGATTGCATAACTGTCATCTCCCATGCCACCGATTAAATAGGTATCATTACCCATTGATCCTATACGTTCTCCACCCTGGTCGACCTGGAAAATAATCTCCATGGCCCCAGTCGTATATTTCCATAAAAGATTAATTGACCTGTCATAAAGTCTTGACTCTGGATAACCTGTATCGGCTGTCCCAGTGACCGTAACCGTTCCACTCTCTAAAATATTATAAGGATAAAACTTAATCGTATCGGCCATCACACGCCTCTCGCATCCATTTTTTCAAGCTCCCTCCTGACACTCAGAGCAATATCGCTCGTCGACGAGTTCGTGCCACCGGAAACATTAACGGTAATATTATAAGCAGTTCCCTTCTGTAAGCCAACTCTCGCACTCTCCGCTTGGGATACCGCAAGATTTGACTGAGCTACCAATACTCTTTTCTGTATATCGTAAAGAGATTGAAGCTCTCTTTCTTCTAATGCTCCACCAGGCATCACTCTTTGGCCCCATGTTCCACGTCGCTGATGTAATCCTATCTTTTCAGCCATCGAAGCTAATCCCGAAACGTCGAATGTTGTAGCTATCGTCTCACCCATTCCTGCGAGATCATCCTGCATAGAGCTTATACCGTCTGCCCAGGCAACCGCCGGAGATTTTTTTATCATCGGTGTGAGGGTAAAAGGGTCTTTGCCCTGCTCTGCCGCCATGTAGTCAAAGAATTGTCCTGTCTCCTGGGTAAGGCTTTTAACCGTGTTAATGCTTTTTGTAGCACTGTTTTCAACGCTTTTAAAAAAATTATTAGTCCCTGACTGGACCTTGTTAATCGTACTATTTAATTTATCATAAGCGGTTATAGTATCCTCCGTCACCCCGGCCCAATCGGATTGTGCCTGCCTTAAGGCTTTGACTATTTTAAAATTCTCTTCTGACATGTATGTCGCGCCCGCTTCACCTACTTTCCCCACAACCCCGGCACCTGATTTACTCAGCCCTCTTGACCATACGAGGACGTCAGCTCTGGCTTTGTAATATTTCTCCATAATACCGGATACTAACGCCTGCAACGCCCTAAAGGCTTCATGGGCAGTCTGAAACATTTTGATCGATTCAGTAATAACCGATTGCGATATAGCTATGACCGCGTTTCCGATCTTCTCGGCTATGGCAGTCAGATCCATCTGATTGAGTACGTCCAGTAACCCCTGGGCTGATTGCTTGAGTCCTTCGAACACCTGCGATTTCATCACAGCATCGCGGAACTGGAACCACTTATCACCAAACATTGACATTAAGCCTGTCCAGGTCTTTGCAAGTTTTTCAGTTGATCCTCTGAAGGCCGAGTCCTGCTTTTCCCACTGCTCCATCAACATTTTACGGGTTTCTTCCGCGCTATATGTGACCCCGGCCTGAAATCCCAACATGGCCGTAATGCCACGTTCCCGGAAGAGATCAGCACTAGCCGCCCCTGCTGAATACATTCTGACAACCTGCTCCGTTGTTTGCCTGATCCCCAGACCAGATACCGCGGCGAGGTCTGCTATCAAAGGCATCCATTTATTGATCTCTTCAACCCCGCCCCTCATGACTCCGGCAAGCTGTGTCGCAGCCCCCATGATCTCGTTATATTCGAAAGGTACCTTCCCGGCAAAGGTGGCCATGTCCTTGAAAAGTTTATTCCCGTTCTCTACTGAGCCTAAAAGAATATTCAACCTAACGCTGAAATTCTCCGTCTCCTTGGCTGCATCAAGAAATGACTTGGCAATGAACCCAACCCCTATGGCAGCCACGGCTCCTTTGAGAGAAAACAGGCTTTTTGTAAGGCCCTTGAATCCCTTGCCTATCCCGGTTAGGGCCTTACCTACATGTCTCTCTAAAGCCGATCCCGCTTTTTTAGCCTCATGCTCGGTTGTCTTCCCAAACCCCTTAATCTTCGCGGTGCCTTTGTCATCGACTATTAAATCAATTTTTATTTCTTTAGCCACGAGACTCCTGTATCGCTTGAATTACCTGTAAAAACTTGTCATGAATAATAGGCCTTTGGCCGGTTGATATCGAATACAGTTCCATAACGTAATCTATCGCAAAAAAAGAAACCCCGCCGAACCCGTCAAACAGGCCCGGAAGGGTTCGCACAAGCAACCTCTGAAACTTCTTATTATTTTCATTCAGCTTTGGGACCTCTCCGGTCGGGCATATATCAACCGTGTCTATCCCTCCGCACTTGACTCTCATCCCTTGGCCCTGAGCAAGCTGACAAGTGTTACAACTCATTTGCCCCTTGGCAAACGACCACCTTGCCCAGGTTAGGAGTTTTTTTCGTCGTCCTCCTTCTCCCCGAAGAATTCCCAGCACTTATTAACTACAAAGTCCGATATCCCGCCCAGTTTAAAATCAAATAATTTCTGCTTTACGCTATCGGTGCATGGGATAGGATTGTTATTCGCATCAGTGAACCCATTCATACCGGTTAGGGCCCCCTTGAACATCTTGCATAGAGACCGGCCTGAGATGAGCATATCGCCTTCCCGGAGGATAATCTCCATCTCCGAGAATGGAACCGGTTTTATTTGCAGGTAGTGACCATCCGGCTTTTGATCGCTTGTCGGATCTCCGGTATCGAAGTCATACCAGACCGGGTCATAACTGAGACGTCCTAAATCTATTTTCATGAGATTCCCCTTTATGCATTCCCCACAAAACAGGGAATTGATTGTAATTGAAAATCTACCGACTCTTTTACTATCTCATTGAGTGGCGCGTTAGGTGAGATCCCGGTAATAGTAGCCCAGGCTTGCAGATGATCTCCTGTCTGGTCCTGGTCGGGATCATACGTGAAAAGCTCAAGGAAGAACCTGTCGGCAGTTCCGTCAACATGATCGGTCAATTCGGTTATGAGTGATTTGTTTCCGATAAAGTAAGCTGATGCAGACCCCGTGCCACCGCCCTGTCCTGGGAGGGCCTCTGTCCATTGTTGGCCCATCCTGGAGGCATCGGCCATCGGGATTGCAAAGTTGGCCGTCCAATCCATGATATAGCCCATCAGATCAAGACCCGACCGAACGATAAAGCCGTTATTCCCGTCGACATCGACCGCCCCGACATTAGCGTCAAAAGTAGCTCGGCCCCTGGTAGGATCAATGATAAGGACCCCGGCTCCGCCAGCATCAGTAAAAGTAGGAAGGTTATTGAGATTCAAGATTCGATAAGCAGCCTCGGTAATGAGAGCACCCGTCCCGCTCTCTGTGCAGGGCTCATCTTTGAAATTCCCAATAGTCCACTGGTCATCGACCGTATG